CGAAGAGTAAAACCAGTACGCAAAAAATAATGGCTGATAAATCCAAGATGAAGTGCAACGTGCCACGCCGTGAAGTCCAGGGCGGGAAGAAATTTGTCGTGAAGGCTTGCCAGGGTGGTAAGGAAAAACTGGTCCGTTTCGGCGATGCTAACATGACAATCAAGAAGGACCGTCCTGCCCGCAAGAAAAGCTACTGCGCTCGAAGCGGTGGCATCAAGGGCAAGTCAAACAAACTATCCGCTAACTACTGGAGCCGCCGAGCCTGGGACTGCTAATGTCTATATCGCACAGAAGTAATCGCCTTAAACTAATCGGGAACCCATCTGTTGAGAAATTGCAGAATGGGCGTTTTCGTCTTACGTTTAATCTGAAGCCCCTCAATCCGAGGAGTGATTGGTACAACGCCAACAAGGACAGGATATTCGCTGACTACGGTACGCTTCAAAGTGCCGAGATGAGCATTGATGGGATTGCCCCGCGGACAGGTGAGGCATATGGAGACATGGCCCTCGTGAAGGCTGAGTCCGCTCAAAGTGGCGATGAATACATTGTTCAGTTTATTTATGAGACATTGGGAGCTACATTCATCCAAACAAAGGATGACACGATTAGCTATACCGAGAACGGACTTCGCCGTGTAACCAGAGAGAGCATTGCTGCGGCTGGGACTGACTTCCAGAAGACAGTAGGAACCAGCACAATCACTAGCCAGATTGATGACGAGACTGCCGTTACGTGTTACTTGGCGAGTTACGAAGTTGATGAGACTGACTCATACCGAAAAGTTACTGAAATATATCTTGAGGCTGGTGAGGTTCAAAGGTTAGAACGAACTATCGGGGATGGCGTATCTCAGGTTACGGTTGAGTCTATTTTTACGAAGCCAACCATTCCTGATGGCGCATATATTATCAGCGAAAGCAATGATAATGTCAACGGTCTTGATTCGTATACTACGAGTTATGTTGCATCAAAGGATGGGACTGGATTAACTCAGGCCGATGGAGGAGAAAAGGAAATATTTTCTTACCAAAAGCTAGTGCCTTTTGTGTTCCCTGGGGTTGTTGACCTCATGGAAACTGGCGGCAACGCATTCCCAGCCGTAAGAAGTCCAGTCCAGGCTGACATTCTTGCCGATGTAATCACTTATTATCAAACATCTTCAAGTATAGAATCGACTGACTTCACCAAGGAGAGTGCGCTTGGTTTATGGAATCCGTCCGAGTGGTGTCAAAAGATTGCACACATTGACTCATTTTACAACGAAGATACTGGACAGGTAGAACCAGCCTACTTCAATTCCCAGGGACTAAGAGGGTGCAGAACCAGAACATCGTTTGGCTTGAGTGGTAGTCTTACTTCGCTAAACTCGAATGCCTTTGATTATACTGAGGTAGGAGTACGAAAGGCTTTGAGTTCTTTGACGCTGGAGGAAACAACGGAATCAAGAAACGGCAGGTCCATCTATAGGGATTCTTTTGAATACACCTATGACATTACTAGCAGAATATCAATCAACTCACTTGGGGTTTATATATTCAGAGGTTCGATAAGGGCCTATGCGAAGTTTGATATAGAATGTTCCTGGAATGGGAGCCAATGGGAATTAATCGTTGACCACATAATTGTTGACCCGCAGCCCTCTGACGGTGCTAATTCGGGAAGCACCTTTACATGGACTTATAGTTCCGCCCAGCGACAGTATGTTGATGTATATACCAACGCGACATCAACCATTAACAACAACACGGTTGTATTCACATCTACCAATGGTGCATTGAGTCCAGACCAAGCAAACTGGCCTTCTTACCTTACCGTATCGGAAATTTCAAATGAGGAAAAAATCGGTGGAACTAGTATTTCGAGCGCAACATTAGGATACTCTGGAGGAGAAACGGTTCTAGTGGATGGATTCGGTGGATGGATTGAGGGAAGACGCGCTCCGTTTAATGCAAATGGACAAATATCTATATCGGGTGGTCCCGATAATCCATTAGGAAGGAAGTATGTCCTTGATGTAAACCTCAAGAAATCCTTTACCGATATTGATGGAACTGATGTTTACCAGAAGCAAGTCGTTGTAGCAACCTGTACCCCAGCATAGTATGGAAGAAGAATTCACGAGGGCATTTAAAAGGGCCAGGGGGGAAATCCGACAACAGGCAAGGGACCTGAGAAGTAGTTTGCTTTCTGGCGCAAACCAGGGTACAAAACGCCGAAGGGAAATAAAGGCTTTCGCGGAAGAGGCGGAACGAAGAGCCATCATTGACCTCACTACGGAATACAGGGCAAATCCGAACAAGGACGATTACGAGTCAGATATTTCACAAAGAGGCATTGACCAATTCATACCACCAGAATCGACAGAACGCGATGATGTTGGTGGTGGTGTATCGGGCTTCAACGAACAAACGCTTACCATTTGCGTAGACGGTCAGCCAGAGGATAGGATTTTCTTAACACGAGAAACGTAATGGCTACAGAGTTTTCAACATTGGGCGAGGGGAATGGTTTTCCGTTTTGTTTGGCTAGGCAAACATTAACAAATATAAACATTCAAAATGAACCAACGCTTGAAGAAACCTAATAATGCCAACTGCAACTCCATTTACAGCACTAGGAAGAGGCAACGGTTTTGCATCATTTTGCACAATACCAATCAGCGAAGCAACGAGTTCCCCAACATGGGAATCGTACGACTTATGCCCAGAGGAGTTCACACTTGAGGAGGTTATGGATTGGGCGTGGAATGGGCATGATTACACTGGTACATCTCTTAGCATCGAGGAGGATATATACGCAACCACTTATACCAGATACAGAAAATGGTATCTTAATTATTCAGAGGCAAATCAGGCATGGGGTGGAGATTTACCTGACGGTGGTCAGGGTTTGAATCTTGGTGCTAGGTTGGAAAACGGAGCCGTAATTTATAGTTCAGGTCGCAATACGCAGCCATACGAAAGGGTTTGTAGAGCTAGACCTAGCTTGCGTTTTTTTGAAACAGAATCAGATGATACAGGAATTATCAGTAGCTTCACTCGCTTCATCCGCATCAGAATTGTTTATGATTCAAATAACAACAATTACAGGTTTTTAGTTCTGGCTGGAGGTGGTCGCATAGCTAATGAAAGCAAGATTGTGGCAGATGGTCTTACAGTTGAAAATACTATAACATTTGAGATTCCGATAACATCAAGCAAACACATTAGCGTCCCAATGGCAAGCAGTGAAGACGAATTATATAGTGAGTACATATTTACTAGTGCAGTCAAAGGGCAAATAGACTTTTACACTTACTAAACATAAACCCCTTATGATATAATACAGCACTATGGACGAGGAAGACAAGCTACCACTATTCGGCGTACAGCCAGAAGATTTACAAAACATTGATACAGGTTTCGGTTCCCTGAGCGAAAACCCCCAGGCTCAGAATGCGCTAATGGGGAACTTTACCAGCCTTCCTGTGTCACAAGCCCGAACTCCTAGCCCGAACACTATTCTGATGGGACAGGCAGCACCCGCTGGACCCCAAGAGGTAGCCCCCATGACCAATGTCGGCTTAACGGGTGAGCCATTACCAGAACTCCCACAGGCCCCCTTTGGCGACATTTATTCTGCCGAGGCTAAACAAGCCAGACGGGAGTCAGGACCCGCATACGGACAAGCGGTGCTTGGCGGAGTCATGCAGGGACTGAAGGATTTATTTGGACAGCCAGTACAAACGCTACAGGAGCGAGTCCTTCAGCCAGCCCAGCAAGTAGCACAGCAAGCCATAACTGACCCATTGGCTGGATTGATGCTGGCGGGTGAAGATAAGGCCGAGGGTTCACTTCCTCGGATTACGTCTGACGTAATCAGCAAAGCATCGGACATTGCTAGTGGTGCTGAAGCATTCTTGACAGGCGGTGAGCAGGTTGATTCAACTCTTCCCCCCGCAGCCACAGCAACCCCACGTGTTAAGGAACTAATCCAGGCTGGGGCAATAACACCCGAAGGCGATATTACCGCCACAGGGGAGGAAATGTCAGCCGAGCAACGCACACCCGCTGAACAGGCGCAAATGAACTTCCAGCAAAGAATCGCTTCTGGTGAACCATTGACTCCACAGGAGATTGCTGATGCCCGTTATTATGGGGCATCCATAGGAAAGGGCTTTGACCCAATAGCTGGATACACCGATGAGGGCGCAATGGAAACTGATGTAGCACGAACACAGGCTGCACTCCAGCGTCAGTTCGGCGGTACTACCATTGGAGACATCCTTCGGCAACCTGAGTTCGGTCAAGCTGCTGGACCCCAGGGGCGCATGATTCCCTCTGAGTTCGCAACCAGAGCGGAGGCATTCCCTGACTACGTTAAGGAGTCAATAGCCCGTGAGCAACGCCTAGCGGAGAAACCCGATTTCGGCGAAGCAACTGGACCACGTACTTACGGGGGTTATACCTCGTCACAACTTCGTGATATGGTCGGAGGTGGCGATAAACTGAAACAAGCCAAGGCTCTAGCGGAGGCTGGTCGTGACCCCCTTACTGGAAAGGTTACTTCCCCTGACGAATTAGAACGGAAGCGAATCGAACTAATTGACGCCCAGCTTGAGGAGCGCGGAATTCGTCCCTCTGGTCCTCCGCAGGTTGACCCCGTTACAGGTATCATTACCCAGATGTACACCGATGGAGTACCTCGGATGAAGGGGCAGATTGCTAGAGGTGGAGCCGCTGGCGGTGGTCAGGTAGGTCAAACAATAGCAAGCGAAATAGCAAAGGGACAGGCTGGTGATACCGCTCCAGTTTCGGAAACCAAGCCACGCATAACCCAAGAGGTACAGGCTGGCGATGTGTTCATGCTTCGTCATCCTACTGACGGAACCACCCGCCAAGTAAAGGCTAATGATGTTGAGGCCGCATTGAAGGCTGGATATACACGAATATAATTACGGCATGGCTGACCCAATACCCGAGTTCGGAACCATTGTTGAAACACAAGAGGTTGCTCCTTCCGCTGTACCTGAGTTCGGCGAAATCGTATCGAGTCCTGGGGACACGCAGGAGTCCATACCTGAGTTCGGCGAGATTGTCGAGGAAGGGGACAGCCCCAGCCTCGGAGAGTACGGTGCTGGTTTCGCTGCCGATATTGCCATATCCGAATCAGGACGATTGGGTGGTGCGGCACTTGGAACGGCGTTACTGCCTGGTGTTGGAACCGCTATTGGCTATGTGGTCGGGGGACTAGGTGCTGGAGCCGCTGGTTCAATAGCCCGACAAAGAATCCTGAACCCAGAAGGAGAACTCAGTTATGGTCAGTTAGTCGCTGATTCCCTCATTAACCTTATACCTGGAGCAAAGGGCGGAAAGTCCCTAGCGAGTGCCGTAGCAAGACAAGCTGGTGTGGGTGCAGGTATATCCGCTGGGGCCAAGGTTGGAGAAGAGGTTATTGACGAAGGCAACCTTCCAACTATACAAGAATTAACCGCTGCTGGACTAACAGGCGCAGCCCTCGGAGCAGGTCTAGGCATAACAGGCGAAGCCTTCAGTAAGGCTTACGGTAAGTTTGCGGGTATGCCTACACGTAGACTGAGCGAAGCATTTAAGATTGGGGACCCTGACGCCAAGATACTTGTTGATGGAGTTGAGATGACTGGAAAGCAATATCAAGAGATGCTTCCCAAGAATTTCAAGGAACTACGACTAGGTATATCGGAATCCTACACGGACGATTTGATTCGTGCTAGGGCATTGCAGGATGTTGTTGCTGGTGGGCAAATCAAACCAGGTGGAAAGCTAAAGGTTCGCTCAGATGAGAGTGACTTCTATCTACAGAGACGATTAGCCGAAGGCAAGATTGACGCCAAGAATGAGGAGTTACAGAAACTTGTGGACCTCAATGAGGGCTTCCTTGCTGCGAAATCAAATGAACTAGGCATTGATGCGAGTACCCTGTCCCGTTCCGTTAATGATTACCTTTACGCAAAACACGGCATAGCCTACAATAAGTCCCTTGGGGATGGAGCCGCTGGTCGAACCACGGATGAGTTCAAAAGCATAATCAAGCAGTTCCAGAAATCAGGGATGGACAAGGAACTCGGAGAGGCTATCCAGTTGCGTACGGACCTATCGAAACGAATCCTTGATACGATTGAGGAAGGTGGACTAATCAGTAAGGCTGATGCCAAGAATCTCAGGAAGAAATTCCCTGACTACGTTCCGCTTAACCGTATCCTGGAGACTGATGACCTCGCTGACATTGCTCCGAAAATCACTGGTCGGACTGGTGCTTATGAAACATTATCATCGGGTATTCGCCGAGCCAGGGGTTCGGACCTTGAGGTAAATGACATCTCCCAAAATATTGTTGATAACCTCATTAACGCCACCCGCAGAGCGCAGGTCAACAAAGCCAACCAAGCGTTGGTTAAATTGATACGGGACAATGCATCGCAAGCTGGTGCTGTAGCAACAGTAAGAAAGCCAAAAATCGTGGGTACTCGATTAGTAAAGGATACATCGGATGAAGCCAAGGCACTTAGGGCTGCTGGGAAAAAGGTTCCGATGAAGAAGGTTCCCGAATACGAGAATGCTGACAAGGATGTTCTTACGGTATTTGAAAACGGCAAACGTCTTTTCGTGGAGCTCAAGGACCCCAAACTAGCGGCTGCCGTAAAGGGAACCAACAAGCAGGTTACTTCGGGTCTTATCCGTGCCGCCCAGACATTTAATAAATTCGTAGGTGGACTATATACGCGATTCAATCCTGAGTTCTTGATTCCCAATTTGGTTCGTGACCGTTCCGAAGCGTTCGTGAACAACATGAGCAAGATGTCCCTTGGGCAGGCTGCTAAGACGCTGGACCCAGTGTCAACCCTCCGTGACGATATGCGAGCAATTTACCGCAATCTCAGGGGGCAACGTGCAAAGGGTGGCCGTGCTGAGGCAATGGATAAAATGTACGATGAGTTCGTTGAATCAGGTGCGCGAACTGGTGGTCTTGGTCTATCAACCGTAAAGGACGTAGAGAAAAGCATTGAAGAACTAAGCAAGCGTCTCAACAGCCCAGGCAAGTCCAAGGCTAGGGCGTTTAATAATTTCGTCAATGGAGCCAATGAGGTATTCGAGAATGCCACACGTTTTGCCTCCTACCGCAGAGCGAGGGCTAGTGGTATGACGAAGGACCAAGCTGCACTTGCGGCACGGGATAGTTCCTTTGACCCCAAATTGCAGGGTTCACAAGGAGATACCCTTCGTGCGCTTTACCTGTTCAGTAATCCAGCCATTCAGGGTGCTAGGAATTTCTTGAGAAGCATGAAGAACCCGAAGACCCGATATGCGGTATTGACTTCCTTGACTGCTAGTGCGTACATCGTTGACAAGCACAATCAAAGCATTGACCCAGATTGGCGCGAGAAGGTTCCTGAGTTCAAGGTAAATAAACACATTACTATTGTCCGAGGACAGAAGCCTGACGGAAGTCTGGATTATGTATCCATCCCTATTGGTTACTCGATGGTTCCCTTCAAGATTGCTGCTGACTACGCCCAACGTATTATGTTCGGCGGTGAGGAGAATATTGACGTTAAGTCAGTAGGAGCAAGCATGGCTAAGAGCGTCATTGATTCATACAATCCAATGGGTGGCTCACCAGTCCCGACCGTTGTTCGACCCATCCTGGAGTTATCCAGAAACAAGGATGGTCTGGGCCGTGACATTCGACCCTCATGGCTGGAGAACGAAAACATTTCTGAGGTTGAGAAGATTCACCCCTGGACAGCCAGGACACAAGGTGGCGAGTTAGCCATGAATCTAGCAGAACAGCTTGAGGACATGGGCTACGAAGTATCCCCCGAAAATCTGCTTTACCTTTATCAGAATTATACTGGTGGTCCAGGTACTACAATCAAGCGAATCCTTAACGCCACATCAAAGATGTGGAATGGTGAAAAAATCAACCGTTCGGACGTTCCTATCCTTCGCCGATTCTACGGTGAGACGTATGCCAAGACCTTTGAGATGCGTTCTGGCGACCAGCAGTTACTTGAGAATATTGACAAGCAGGAGAACACAACCAATGCGAAGGCTGGTCGAATAGCTGGTGTCTATAAGTCAAAATTACAGCAAGCCACTACCCCGCAGGAGCGAGCCATAATCCTACAGGACATGATGGTTGACCCAGAAACAAATGAGTCAGTTATTCGCCGAGTTGAGAACTTCATCAAGGACGAGGCGGCTGGTATAACAGCAGCGGACAGGAGAGTTAAATCACTTACCGTAGCGGGTCGTGCCAAATACTTCACGGAGCGGATACAAGGAATGTCCCGCAATGAAGCCGCTAGGTATTTGCAGGAGCAAATCAATCGCCGAGTTCTGACTCCTCGTGTAGAAGAAATGATGGGGAGTATGCAATCCTTTAGGGACTTCTTCTCGCAGTCGTAAAAAGCCCCGCCCCCCAAACGGAGGACGAGGCTACTATACACTACATGATATACACTACATGAAAACGAGGAGTTAAATAGGAGGAAATACTAACCCCCTTGCCCAGGATTACTCACAGGGCTTACCTCGGAAATATTATACACTGATGCGTTCAAGTTCTGATTTGAGTTGACGCTTCTCTTCGGAGAGTGCCTTGCGCTGCTCCATCATACGCTCAATACGGTAGGACAGGATGCGGCTCTCTTGGCGAATCATTTCGATTTGAGTCTGGATGCGTTCGGCATTTTCTGATGAATCAATCATGCTATTATCTGTATCATCCTGAGCCATCTTGTCAAGTATTCGCTGGGGAAAATTCAGCCCCTCAATCGGGAAGTCATGCTCGTAGAATGCGACATCATCAAAGGCTTCGGCGGCTTCGATTTCGGTATCAAATTCACCAACATGCCCCTTTAGAACCCTGGCTCTCCATCGCCCCTTACGACAGTCAACCCCCCTATATTTGCAGCGTCCGTGTGTTTTACGTGCGCCACGGAGGTTCTGCGAACGATTAACAATCCGAAGGTTCTCTATTCGGTTGTCTGAACGATTACCGTTAATGTGGTCAACTTGATATGCCTTTTTAATTTTCCCGTGGAACGCGCTGGCTATTAATCTATGCACCCTGTATGTGGACCCGCTTACCTTCCGAAGCATGTATCCACTTCCATTCACAGAACCGAATGAGCGCACACTTTTACCGTAGCGTGGGTCCACGAGTTCTGTACTTCCGTCCGCGTAACAGGTAACGGGAACCCCGTTGACCTGGATTGTCTTTGATTTTGTTTGTTCTGTTGTTGTCATATTATTTGAATCTCCCTGTTCCGTGATAGAATTTAAAGAAGCAACCGATTCCTCGCTCGCCCTCACGATTCTTTGCTAGTTTGTATAAGAGGTTAGTATAGTGTCCTGAGTGGTCACTGTCCTTGGAGGACTCAACGTCCCCGTTAGAAGGCCACATGAGCAATACCACATCGGCATCATTCTCAATGTCACCCGAATCCTTGAGGTCATACAGTTCTAGACCGCCACGCTTTGCGCCCTCCCGATTGACCTGAGCCAATAGGATGACAGCCACGTTAAGGTCCAGAGCCATCTGCTTAATCTTGTGAGAGATGTTAGCAATGCCCTCGGACTTACCCATCTTATTTGAGTTAAACGGAATCAACTGAAGGTAATCAACAATTACCAGCTTGACCCCGTTGTTGTTAACGAATGAGCGAGCCTGACTTACTAGGTCATCCGCGCTCTTGACACTATGCGATGAGTAAATCGGCATCTCGCCGAGTTCATCAATAGCATCATCGACACGCTTGCTCTCTATGTCCGTTACGTTGCCGTCCTGTACGTTCCGAAGGTTGACCCCCGAAACAATCTGCGTCATGCGCTTAGTCAGTTGCTTCTGTGGCATCTCAAGGGAGAAGATGGCGGTTGCCTTCTCTTCCTTCTTGACTGCGTTCAGGGCAACGAACAAGGCCCATGCGGACTTACCGCAGGACGTTGGTGCGGCCAGTGTCAGTACCTCGCCAGCAGCGATGCCACCGTTACCAAGGAACCAATCCAGCCGACCGATGTGAGTACGAATGACATCAGGGGTGAACTCCCCGTCCTTCATCAGTTGAATCTCCTTCTTGAGTTCCTCTGTGCTGGTACTAATCTTGGCGGTATCAATGCCGAGCTTAGGTTTAGCTGTTATGTCAGCCTCCAGTTCAGCACGAATCTCATCGTAGCCAGTAGTCTCCTTCTCAGCCTGCTCCGCCGCAGTACGGCAGGAGCGCATGAGTGCGCGAAGCCTGGACTTCTCAGCAACCGTCTTGGCGAAGAACCGAGCCTGTAGGCCCGTGGAAACTTCGTCCATGATGTTGAGTAATCCTGGGAGACCGCCGACCTCATCAGTCGCACCAGAGGTCTTTAAACGCTCATGGATGCTGACCTCATTGAGGGGCTGACTATCATTGGCTAGGGACTGCAAAGCCTCGAACAGAAGCTTGTGCTTGTACACGTAGAAATCCTCTGCCTCAACGATAGCACTTACATCGTCAAGCAGAACAGTATTTTCTTCGCGGATGCCATCATCAA